GGTCACCTGCTTGCGCCAAGCTTCCGTCATGGTTTTTCTCGATGAAATCAAGTACGCCGCGTTCATTTGATGGTGTGTTTCTATAGTATCGACCGGCATTTTGGGCTGTACTTAGGATGCCACCAACAATGCGATCGTACATACTTTGATTGGCAGGGTTAATTGAGTTTTGCATTTAATAACCCCCTAAAGAACCAATGGATTGCTGTAATCTTGCTGTGTATAGGCAGAGTAAGGATTACCGCCACCACCGCCTCTAAGGCCACTAAAGAAATTACCTATCTGCTGACCGTACTTGTTACCAAACCCAAACCCAGCCATTGCGCCAGTCAACCCGCCCATAGTTGGGTTGTTGTAATTAGGGCTTTGACCTGGTGGTGACATTGGCGCACGGCCTAAGATGCCGGACATAAAGTTTCCGTACTGATTTGACGCAAAGTCACGATCACCCTCAAACCTTTGTCGGTCTGCATCAAGGCGGTTCTGTGCGTCAATTTGATCTGCGGAACCTGAGCCTAACATCCCTGTGATACCAGAATTTGCAGTATCCATTCCAATGCCGTATGTCGCTGCCAATCCGCGATTAGCTGCCATCATATTGTTGAAGGTATTGTTGTTGGCTGTGTTCATCGCACCGAAGCCGGTGTACATATTGTTAAAACGTGATTGATCGCCAGCTCGGAGATCAGACAACCCTCCTCTCATGGCGTTAATTTGGTTCATGGAACCTGATTTCATACCACCGAGGGCGTTCATTCTATTACTGAAGTCTTGATTGCCTTGAGACAGTGAGCGTCCCATTAAGCTATCGTTTATTTGAGCCGTTGTGGCGGCTTCTAGTTCAGAGTTTCTGTCTCGCAGAATAGCTTCAGTCACGCCCGCTCTTGAGTTATTGGTGTTGCCTGTACCTGATGCTGCGTTGTTAAGGCCGGGTAATTGAACCTCATTTAGGTTCCTGTTTGCCCCTCTCATTGCTGCGTCAACTAAAGGACGCGAGTTATTTAGGGCGTAATTTTGGGCGTTGCCCATGCTGTCTTGACCAGCTGCATTATAAAGATCGCGGGCTTCTTGATCGTAAAAACCACCAGTTGCTCTATTGTAGATGTCATTAGCTTGGTTGGAATACATATTGTTACCAGCTGCATCGTTATACAGGTCCCTGGCTGCATTATTCGTATTCGTGGCGTTTGCACGGTTGTATAAGTCAGCGTAGTTGCCTGAAAAACCGCTGGCAGTGTTCATCATATTATTACCAGCACCAAAATTGGACCTGCCAAAATTGTATTGGCTATCTAGACCAAAACGCTGTCGATCGTTCAGTCCAGCATATGTGTCACCACCGTAGTAGCCTTTAGCTAGAGCATCGTTTAGGGCGTCTTCACCACCTCTGTAACCACGTTTGATGTAGTCTCGTGCGTCAGTGTAGCCTCGAGCGTTAAGCTCATCTGAGTAGCGTTGAGCGTTACGGTCAGCTTTGGCTGATTTCGCGCCGATTAATGCGCCGCCAATCGCGCCTATTGCACCCCATACCATATCGTTAATTCCTTAATGTTGTTATATTTGTTCATCGTCAGACAGCCACCCATGCCGTACCGTTGTAGACATACAGGCCATCACCGCTGCCCGGATTCCACGGTGCCACGGCATATCGAACCATTCCTTTGATTGGGTTTTCAGGTGGATCTTCGGCTACTTGTATTGCAGCTTGTGCTAGCGTACTTATAGCGATTTCAATACGTTGAAGTTCGTCTTGAAAGTAACGTCTGATGCCTTCGTCCAAAACTGGATACTGTGTTCGAGTGTAGGGCTTAACTAGGACATTGGTTTTATCACTGAGAGCCATTACTAACGCCTCCCAGTTGCTGTGACCTCTAGGTCGAAGTTGGATAATTCAAAGTCTTTGGTGTCTGTGAATGAAACCTTGTAAGACAAATATCGACCAGCTGCTCTGCTATCAATCTTATGATCAGTTGCCATATCGAAGTTTTGGTTTGAGCTATAAGTTGGCGTTGATCTTGGGATGTCAGACGCTCCAAATTCAAAGGTTAAGGTAGTGTCTGCCGTGTTCAGTGTATCTGCTTGCGGGTATATCCGTGTACAGACGACATACTGATTAGCGCCTAGCCCGGCCTCATCTAAGTCAATACCAGTTCGTTCTAGTAGAATTGGCTTAGTGGCTTCAGTGTCTAATTGGAAAGCAATCTGCCCCTCATCTGCCAAATCAAGGCCGTACAGCTTGTCGCTAGTAAGACCATCGGTTGTTAGGGTTTCACCGACCATAAGCGAGTGCTTATCGTAACTGTCAGATTGCTGATAATAGGTTCCACCTGTTAAGGCATATGTGGTGGTACTGGTTGCGTAGGTCGCAACGGAATCGACATTTGCAACTGCCCCTGCGCTGACATTCGGTAAGTCCATGAATGACCAAGTGTCATTTCTGTAGTTATAGACAGCTGCCCTATTACAACGGTTAGCTGAAGGAAATGCGACATACTGATCGCCTGATTGGTAGCAGAACATAACTTCGTTCAGGGTTGGGTTGTGGTGTACGAAGCAAACGTCTGATGCTTGGTTATTGAGGCTTCCAAAGATAAAGTCTTTGACACGCTCATCGCAGATGCTTTGCTTTGAGGTTCCATCGTGAACGTAGATGTCGAATGGCCCAAAGCAGTAATGCTTGCCCTCGATCTGCACTACGCAGTTCTGGCTCATGATACCAGCGTCTACAAATAGCTGACGGAAGTTGAAGATGAAGGTTCCACCGACATATTCCATCAACCAAACTTGGTCATTTGAATAGATGATAAAGTTAGATCCTAAAGGCGCACCGTCTATGATTTCGGTTTTGATTTGGACTAGATCGTTGAAGCCAGCAGACTTGGTGGTGTCTGTTTCATCCCAGCTATCTGGGACATTGTTGGCTGTCGTGATATTCGACCACCTGACACGCACTGGATAAGAGGTAGAGCCTTCGCTCATATTTAAGCCAAGCAGAAAGTCACCAAAACTACGCAAAGAGTTACAACGCCAGTTACTTGTCCAGTTAGGTAGGTTAGCGAAGTTTACACCAGACGGCCCACGGTACACTGGTACACGGTCAGGACGATTGATGTAGGTGACGTTGGCTAGGCTTGTACCTGTGAATGGGCGGGGGTCACTTGATCCTGTGATGGAACCAGAACGGTTATTGATAATACCGTTTGAGTATTCTCCAATGTACCAATCATCTGAGACAACCAGTGCAGAATCAAAGTTGTTATTAGGAACGATACCGTAGGCAAACCGTGGGCTATAGCCGAGGTTGTCCTTGATGTTTCTAAAGATTGGAGACCGGCTTACCTTGCCTTCATCAAAACGTACATTGATGCCGGTTGAGTAAGCGTTCAGCGGTAGGTTGTAGGGTGCGACATCAGTGATAACACCAACGCTTCCTAAATCCTTGATTGGGAGCATAGCCATTGTCTATTACTCCTATCTTACCAAATCCATAGTTCAATGTAACCCGCTCGACCAGCCTCTGGTTGAATAGAGCCACCGTTAGTTGTGGCTGTACCGCCCGCACCAAGCGAATAAGACAAAACTTGCCCACCAACATTTGCGCCAGTGACATATTTTTGCACCAGTACGCCGTTGCCGCCGTCTTGGCTCCCACCATCAAAATTGTTTGTTGTTGTTCTGCCGCCAGATGCGCCTGCATTGTAAAGAATATCACCGCCCGTGGACGATGAACCAACATTTGTAAACCAATTAGTTGTGTCAGCTCCAGACCCCAAATTTGTTCCGTGCGGACCACCAGCCGCAGTGATAGCAATCCCTAGTGTGCCGTTGCTCACCGTTGTTGTGCCGCCATCGCCACCAATAGTGACACTGTTTAGGCCAAGACCGCCGGTTCCAGGATTAGAGTGAACTGAACCACCGCCACCACCGCCTGATGCTCTGATCAGGATTGCTTTGGCTCCGGCTGGGATAGTGTAGCTTGTGCCGCTGGTTAAAACACGGATATCAAGAGGATAACCGCTGACGTTGTTAAGCTGGGTCTGGATGTTGCTTGTGACACCATCGAGATACCCAAGTTCTGTTGATGTAACGGCACTAATAGACATCTTGCCACTACCGTCTGTAATCATAGCGCGGTTGGCAGTTAAGTTGGATGATGTTCCTGTGGATGCTGCACCAGTTATCGTGGCTTGCTTGGCGTTAAGTTGGGTTTGGATATTGCTTGAGACACCGTCAAGGTAACCAAGTTCTGTTGATGTAATCGTAGAACTTGCGGCGACCTTACCACTGCCATCAGACACCAAAGCCCTGTTGGCTGTGAGGTTAGACGACAGAATAGTTGTAGCTGCGCCAGTTACGTTAGGCTGCTTGCTGTTCAACTGGGTCTGTAGGTTGCTT